AGCAGGGGTCTGCTCAATGGTCCCGTTGGGGACGCGCTTTGCGTTCTAGATTCAATGTTCTAGGCCGGGTAGAAGCCTGGTTTCCCGGTTGTCTTCAGACGCCGGGGTGGATGACTGCCGTCGTATCCTAATGGCCTTATGGTTTTTCAGTCCGCTGCCCTCTGTGGGTAAGATTAAGTTCGTAGTGGGCGGGTTATTAGGGGTCGGTAGTTCATTCTCAATGGCCTTTTAGTGGAAGGCGCTCTTAGAGTTCTAGATTAAATTTTCTAGTCGGGGTAGAAGCCCGGCCCCACTTCGGTGGGGCGTAGTTGTAGGTTATTGTTAGACTAGTATAAATAAATAAATAAATATCTATAATTCCGACCCAATGCGGTTGTCACCAAAGCCCCTGGTATAGACCAGGACACTTGGGCAACCGTGTTGGGCGCAACCCGGTCTATTTTGACACGTGAAGGGGAATTATCGAATGTGAGACGTCGCATTCCACGGACTGGAGGGGGGCCAGTTGCGGGTGAACGTAAGAGGAGGTAGGAAGGGACAATGCGGCTGAGTATGGTTCCGACATAAGTTGTATCGGTAACAGAAGTATCGGGGGGATATCTGCGAGATAAGCTTAGACCTTCTAGTAGAAGGGATCCCAGGATGTGTTTATACATCTGAAGTGACGTGGTTGAAGGCATGCATGCATCATGTCGGAGATCATTCATTTGCCGGCGTTCTCAACTTAGTAGATGATTCAAGATAACGAGGTTCAATTTAGACAGGTTTGGTGATAGAAATCACCTGTGGTGGTAGGTAGCCGGTTCGGCTTACCATCAAGATTCCGGTATTCGTCCATGAAAACATTTCGTTTTTGCAAAGCTCAGCGAGCACAAAACCCTGCCAGGACGTATGCATTGTTAGCAGTGCGGTGGAGACTGCTATGGTTGTTCATAACAACAAAAGGGTGTTAGTCGCCCCTGATTCCTTGGATAAGGAATTGAATGCGGAGACTGCTGCTGTTCCGACACTGGATCATGAACTCGACCTAACTGGCGAGGATTCGGCCTACGGGGCAGTGGTGGTTGATGCTGACTCCCGGTCTGTAGCGACTGGGGTAGCGGTAATAGAGTTAGGAGATAGGTCATTTTCGGTGGATTTGGAAGAGTATAGGGATAGTCCTTGGTCCAACGTTGAGAACCCCATTGTCAGAGATGCAATTTTAGCTGGCGCGGTGTTGCCTGTGGGCACCGACAAGATAAGATTGTTTGGTGGCAAGAAACGTGGGGGTTTGAAGCGAATAGCCAAGTTGCTCAAGTCCAAGGAAGCCAAGGTGATCGGGAACATCGCGAAGAAAGCTGCCATCGAGAGTGTCAAGGCTGCTGTTGGGGTTCCGCCTGCGGGTGCAGGTGCGTACACATTCCGGCAGTTGCCAACGATGGCTGCTGGCATTCGCGGTAAAGGGGCTTATAGGGGGCAAGGAGCTTATAGGGGCTCGGGTGCGTACAATCAGTTGTTTCCAGGCTTGTCAGATTCTTTACCAATGAAGATTGCGTCGGCCAGGAGGGATGAGACGGGGAATATCCTAATT